TGAGACGACCTTGTGCATCAACAGTAAAGCTTGGAATGTTACTGGCGCTGCCATATGAACCAGCAGTTACTGCTGTATTGTCAAGATTTAGAGTAATCGTATCTGTCGCACTAGCAATCGAACTAAGACCAGTGCCACCAGAAATTGTAAGAGTATCTGTTCCAGATGTTATTGTCTGTGAACTCCCAGAATCACCAGCAACCGTAAAAGACGTAGCTACAGCGGCGACCAGGGCGTCAACATAGTTTTTGGTCGTAGCATGCGTGCCTACAGACGGAGTTGGAACTACCACTGTTCCCGAGAATGTTTTATTACCAGAAATTGTTTGAGCACTGGTTAATGTAGCAAATGCGCCAGGACCAGCAATCGCCAATGGAGCCGTGGCACTCCCGCCTGCCCCGCCGGTGCCCTCGCCATAGTAAAGGGTGTCGTCAACTTCGTTAAATGCTAATTCGGCGTTTTCAAGACTCTCTGGTGCCCCAACTGCGCCAGACGTTCTGCGCTTAATTCTTAATACATTAGCCATACTTAAAAGTTTCCTCCGTCTACTAAATTTTCTTCATCATAATTAATCCAAGCGTTGCCGCTATAGCGCAAAACTTGACCAGTTGACACTGAGTTTATAGTAACATCGGTTAATCCATTTAAAACTGATTGATTAATAATTAGTGTCTCTGCGTCAATTATTCTGTCCTTAATTGTTAAATGTGACCCGGCTGGGCTAATGCCTAATACCGTTTGTATTGCCTCAACAGCATCGTTTAAGTTCGAATGCTGTTGAGCATGAGGTACAGTATTGGAATTAAGAGTGTCTGAAGAAGTTGGATTTATAAAGTTATCTAACCCCACTGGATATTGAGTCGGCATTCGAGCTCCTTATAGTGATATAATTTTATTAATATTATTACTCCAGCTTATAGTAACATCTTGCGGAGCATTAGTGCCCTCAAACGGTAATCCGTCTGAAGTGTCTATGTAAGATATTAGTCTTGAATTTTCATCAGAAAAGTCTACTTGGTACAAAATTATTGCATGAAACGGATTACCGGCATATTGAACCACATTTGCGTCGTCTGCGTCAAATATGCCGTTTGTTGTTGTTTTATTGACCAAAGCTGCTGATCTAGCCTTAATGGCAGATGGAGAAATATGGGATACAAATTCGTCGGTATTTTCGTCCGCGGTATACGCTGTTGTATCTATAAAAAGCACTTGTAAATTTTTTGTGTCAACGTCTATATCCCCATTTAAAAGAGCTTGTTTAGCTTTTTTATAAATAAAATTAGACATAATTAAATGCCTATATCTTTTGATACTTTAATTCTATATTTATAACTTTTTTCAAAATAATTTTTATTATCCGTAAAGTAAGAAGGAGTCGCATCATTTAGCGAAGGGAAATCCACGTATACTTCAGGCTTCCAAGAATGCATACTAATTTGAGCCATAATTTTTTCCCATCTACATGGAGCTCTTTGTACCAATTTTCTTTGGCATGTGAAAAATTTATTATTTAAAAAGTTTGAAGCTGGCCTATCATTGAATGTAATCGTGATTCTTCCGTTGTTATAATTATTATCTAAATAAAATTCTCCATCTGCTGGATCAGTTTGCACTATATAAAATAAAGGATTTTTTGCAAGTATTTGATAACTTACATCTATATCTGTTTTAATTGATTTATCTTCTATTAAAACAGGAACTAATCCTGGATCTTTAATCTCTGTTGTGTTGGGTGTTGCGCCGCAACCAGACCAAGTAAATTCAATGTCTTCTGTAGCGACTACGTTCCCAGAAACATCTACTAAATTTTCTACTGTGATACAGTATGCTGTATTTTCAACTAATTCTTTCGTTCTCCAATAAAGAGTAATAATTCTTGAAACTTGATTATAATCTTTTATTGTATTAATATTTTCAAATGGAGTCGATATTTGAACCGGCGTCGCCGCGACTTTGAATAATTTGAAATTTTCATTTTTTAATGAAGATATTTTTACAGTTCTACCAAATTTTATAGATACTGAATAACATCCAACTGAAGCTTGGTCAACTAAATATAGGGCCACTTAATTCTCCAAAAAAATAAACTAATTATAATAGTAATTAGCGTATTGAAAATACGAAAATGGGGGGCGGAGATTTCTCTCACACCCCCCATCTTCTAAGGTTATGTAACTACAACTAACCCTAAGGATTATATTACAGTGTCACCTGATTTGTAACGCTGACTTCGTAGTTGCGAGCAAGTCTAACGTTCTTGGCTACCGTAATTCCTTCACCATCGCCAAGCATTACAATGTCGTAACGCTCTTTCATCTTCATGGAGCGAATGTCGCGGCTTGGATCATTGAACTGATCCGTGCTCATGTCATCCTTGACAAGAAGTGAACCAACTTCGTTGCGATCAATCAAGAAGATGTCCGACTTGGCTGGTGTTGAACCGCTCTTGGCCGTGAAGCTCACGAACGGAGAAACGATTACATTCAGGCCCATCGGAGCTGTGGCATTAAGCGCACCCTCCTTTGAGTCTGGACGATAACCCCAACTTGTGTTAACTGCAGCTGCCGATCCACCAGTGTGGAAAATGGCGTCCTTGAGGAACACCGACCACATAAGCGGATGAAGAATGAAGTCTGTTGGGATATGGTTTTCGGCCATCAAAACAGCCGCCATATCTATGACATCATCCCAGTGAAGAGTGAGGTTTGCCGCACCGGTGACACCACGACCAGTTGTGTCATCATAGCTGCTGCTATCATTGTCAAACACAATTGTTGCGGCGTCCTTGAAACGACTAAGCGCAATCTGCTCCTTAAGTCTTGCCATAGCACGACCTGCGGCGCGGACATGCATGCCCACGATATCCCAGAGTGAGTCTGCAACGACCTCTTCTGTAAAGGAGAGCTTAACGCCCTTCTTGGATACTTTGCCTTCAATCTGCTTTGCAAAAGCAAGCGCTTGCTCTGGATACTCTTGGCCCTCAGGAATCTCTGCCGCTTGAATAGCATTGACTGCTGGGAACTCGAGTGAACGGCCCTTACCTAGGCGTACTGTTGAGAGAAGTGGGGTCACAAGAAGCTGTGGCTCTGCTGCCTCTTTAAGAGTACGTGAAATAACCTTTGGGAAAAGTATCGCTGCATCGGGTGATGCAAATGCCTCCTTAATGGTTACTCTATTGTTTTCGTCTATGTGCCCGTCCTCGGTCAAAGCGTTCTCCCAAGCTGGGAGACCCGAGAGGAGCTCTTGGATTGTCTTACTCATCTTAGGAATATTCCTCCTGTTTATTTTTTATAAAGTCAGATTGACGCGGAATGCACCAACCACATTTGTAACATCCAGGTTGGAACGTATGCCCAATTTGCCCGAGAATGCACCTGAGCGTGTAAGCTCATATACAGTCTTCAAGGCACCTGGGTCTGACGGCAATTGCATGTAGGAAAGCAGACCATCATCAAAGTTGGTCGCAAACTTTTCTACCTCTACTACCTTACCAACCTGGAGGTAAGAATAGACTGCATTGGCGCTAAAGAAATCGCCAGCAGCTGCCTTAACTGGACGTCCCATGCTGTCCGATCTTACAACCGAACCGACAGTTACGTCAGCGTTCAACCCATCAACCATTGGATACTCTACATAACCATGGGTAATGAAACCTGCGCCTTGCGATGTGCCCTTATCGAATGGACGATAGAGGTCATACTGAGCAACGCCGATTGGAATCGAACGAGCTGTTACAGTTACTGTATCGGTTGCGCCGGAAGAATAGTTTGGCGTTGCGCCATTCATCGGATCCCAAGTTGACGGCATGTTGTCGCCGTAAGCCTTGTCGGCGGATGTACCGTTAGCGGGGACGACACGTGAATCGCCGTTGCTATCTGCAACTACCGACAAAATCGTTCCCTTGGTAATGACTACCTCAAAACGATCATCCTCTGAATCCTTATACCATGTTGGAAGACCTGGGTGTGTCAGCAAGTAGGCTGCTGGAGCAATACCAGCAGAAACTACAAAACGACCAGAACCTGTTTTGGTACCAACTTTGCGAAATTTAGCTAATGACATTTAATATCTCCTTAAAGTGTTGATTAAAGTTTACGACGACCCATGAAGGCATCGACGAAAAGTTGTTCAACGGCATCGATTTGGACTTCTTTAACTTCTTCTTCTTGCTTATCTGAAAAAATAACATTTTGTTCATTTTCAACAGCAATTTCAGAATTGATTTCTGGCATATTGACGCTCTTTGCTTTTGCAGCGGTGGGCATGTGTGCAAGATCTCTTAAAGAATCGGCCAAAGAAGAAGCTGTTCTAGTTAAATGATCAGTTATTAATTCTTCTCTTGCCTCATTTGATTCTATTCCGTTTGCAATTTTCGCATCTACAACTCTTTCAACAAGAGTTCTGTGCAATGCATTCTTGAGTTTTTGATTTTCTTCTTCGAGAGACTGAAGCTTTTTTTCTTTGTCATCGACATCTTGCTCAGAGGCTTGCTCATCGGCTTTTATTGTGCCAGTGAGGTCTGTCTTTGACTCTTCAGTCTTCTCATTTTCTTTAGAAGTAGTGGCCTCAGAAGAGTCAACAGTATCAACCTGTTCTTCTTTTGAAGCCGAAACTTCTTCAGATCCTTTTGCATCTTCTTTTGATGCTTGTTCAGTTATGTCTGAATCCGCATCAATTGCCGGTGCTTTTACATTTTCTAAATCTTTAATTTTTGCAGAAAGAATATCGACCAAAGATTGATCGTTATTTTCTTTAGCAATTTTTAGCGCATTATCCAATGCCGCTATTAACTCTGAGCCGCTATTTTCTTTGGATTCATTAGACTCATTTTTGGTAGACTCCTCTTCTTTTGCTACAGTAGCCTCTTCTTTGTTTTGTGCTGCGTCTGTAGTTTCCTCTGACGGGGATGGAGAAGTTGCATGAGACAAATCTTGACTAAGCTCTTCAACAGTAGCCAATATATCTTCATTCTTGACTTCATCTTTCATATTTAATTTCTCCTCAAGAATATCTTTTTTATCTTTTCCAACGTATAGTAATGAATCATTGGTATATTTGTAATTTTCGCTTTCATGAACAGCATAAGCTGTCAAAAAAGCCCCCTTCAAATGCATATAAACGGGTTTTGATTCTTTAGATTTAAGACCCTTTAATATTGATTTATGTTCTTCAACCGAGTAAATATCTTCTTCGTTCATACTTAAAACGAAGGCTGAACTCTTTGCTACCCAATCATTTGATGAATTTTCAACCTTAGCATCTTTGATTCCAGGCCCCCTCACACCAGATTTAGCATCTGATGGTTGATTAACAAAAGAATATTCTTTAAATGATATATCTTGCATATCTATAAAGGCTAATTTACCCTTATAAATTTGACCTCTTTTATACTTAATTAATTTTGGTCTGCCGTCTTCTGATTCTGCCGCTAGATCTTCTCCACTAATTGAACATATTGCTTTACCGGCCATACCGCCAACTGATCCCGTCAAATACCTTTTATCTACAACTTTTTGTATTGCAATCGGGTCGGTGATTGCGACTTGCAATCTAACAAATGAGGATCCGTCTTCCTCTTTGTCCATTTTGGCGGCCATAACCCTGCCCACTGGCTCGGAATTTAAATCATGATTAAGAATGATTGGTTTTGGGTATGGCTCAACCCATGATTGTAAGGCGCTCTCAAGGGCCTGAACCGAATAATTGTTGTAATTAGCCGTCAATCCGTTCGTGAATTGCTGCTATTTCAATTATTAAACCTTTATTTAAATTTTTTGATTCAGAAAAATTAAAATCTACACCAGAAAAATCCGGAAGTTGAACCATAAAAGTTTCAACAAAATCAAAAGCCATTTATATCTCCATTTTTAAGAACTACAGTTATAGTAATTTGTTTTTATAACATTAAACAATTTTATATGATTATATCAGACTTTTACTAGGTTTTCTAATATTTCAGAACTTCTTTTGTCT